TTATCGGGCTTTTTTCTTTTCGTGTTGCATTTCGTGTTGCATAAATGCTAAAAATTCTATTTTGCTCTGTTCAGAATCCTCTTTTTCGTACAGAAGAAGCCAGGCTTTATATTTCTTCTGGTCAATATCTACAGGATCATTTTCGAGTAAATTTTCAAAGTATCTGTCGATTGTATCATCTGCTTTGATACGACCATCTGAAAAGGTATGTGTATAGATTTGTTTCATAACCTTGTCTGTTTTCCAGCCGCCACGTTCCATGGCATATTTATCCGGGATGTTCAGCATATGCATGATAGATGCATTTTCATGTCGCAGATCGTGAAATGTCATGTGCGGGAGATGATTCTTTTTCAGAAGCATTGACCACTTCATATAGATAGCATGACCGCTTTGAGCGATGAGATAATCGTCTGGATCACCTTTTGGTATCAATTCCATTATGTATGGAGGGATGCGGTGTTTTCGCAGACGTTTGGCTGCTTTTCCAGATTCTTTCACAGAAGCCTCGCCATTAATGTCTACCACCACCCGGTCAATTCGCAGATAGCCGTCTTCAATGTCTTTATATTTGATTCCTCGAATTTCACTCATGGAAAAACTCAACCACATGGCAAGTAAGCACGGAAGTTCAATATCTGTTCCTTTTATGATCTCCAGAATTGTTTGTGGTGGGATCAATTCTTTCACCTTTTGGGGCACAGTTGGAAGCTTTACGCAATAAGATGCGTCTGGCATACAGGAATGGATGGCAGCGGAAATAAAGCCGTAGGTATTTTTTACTGTTTTTGGAGATATAGGCTTCGGGTTTTTCTTGTTTCTTTTTGACAGACGCTTGCAGTCGCGATTAACAGCATCTTGCAGATCATCAGATGTTATATCACGCAGTCGGGTGTCAAAAAGTGGTTTGTAAGAATCGTATTGATCTTTGCGGTAGCCCTGCATCGTAGTGCCGGATAATGCACTGTCAGATTTCTCAATATAACGCTCGATCGCTTCCGATAGTGTAATATTTATAGTGCTTTGCTTATCCTTACGTTTAGTGAGAAGAAACTGGTTAGCTGCCAATTCTGCTTCGTGCTTCCCTCTTTTGGTCGGATCATCGGAAGTGAAAGATTCATAGATCCGCTTATTTTTCCAGATTCCGGATTTTTCATCGAATATCTTTTCGGTATGGCTATATGCAAGACACCGCCATGAACCTGACGGTAATTTTTTTGCGGTTGGCATAATATCATCCTCCTGTTCGTAAAATGGGTATAAAAATACACCTGTACAGGTGCTGGAGGATTGTGGTATAATCATCTTGCTTAAGGGTGATTATACTGGTTCTCAGACCTGTATAGATTCGCTGATCCGCTTCGGTGCTGGTAACACTGGGGCGGATTTTTGTTTTAATTGTTTTTTATATACTATCAAAATAGTTTTTGATTCTTTCGATACAATCGTTTTTGCAATTTCCATACATACGCTCAAGACTTGCACAAGAAGAAATTAATTGTATTAAGTCAGCCTGTATGAAATCATGATTTTCTTCAATAAGGTTTTTTGTATAATGCAATATCTCAGTGGCAGAGTTCATGTGGCATACAGAATCCATATATTCATCTAACTGCAATTTGTAGTTAGAGAAAATATTGTTGTTGCTATTTTCAGAAATATCCTCTGGCTCGATATCCAGAAGTCCATCATTATCCGAAGCTGTTATGACAGTGTTTCCAGATATGTATTTTTTAATGACTACCTTAGCGTACTTGATTAACGGAAGTATATCCAGTTCTAAATTGCAAGGGACAGATGTACTGATGGAAGTAGTAAAATTTGGTGCAGCATCAAAACGTGAAAAACCTGTGCAGTGTACTGGGTGCAATTCATCGAAGATATCAGCAAGAAAAATATCAGCGAGAACGCCAGTAATATTTTCAGATGCTTTTCCGAATAATGTTGCAGTCACCGTAGGTTTTTCGACATCTGGCAATATTGTCAAGGACGATACCCTAAATTCCAAATCAGGGTTATAATTGATAACATTTATTTTTACAGGAACAGCAGGTTCTTTCAAAGTGCTCTGTATTGTTACAGCAGTGCCATTTGCGATTACGCCCATAATATCATGATCATCAGTGGTATAGTCGATGTCAAGTCCGATAATTGCATCGGCTCCCATTTGCTTGGCGTTGTTGATCAAGATATCGAGAGCGTTTTTCTGAGCCTCTTCAAGTTTTTCAGAGTACGAAGACAAAAGATTAAAGTCAGAAAGAAACTTTGTATTTAAAGCATATTCTCCTGAACAGAATCCCAAATAATCTGTAATTTCATAATTTTCAAAATTAAAACCGGATGTCAGTTTCATGGCTTGCTCTCCTTTAACAACTAATTCAACTCAATGATAGCGGAAAAGAATTCTGGGATGTATTGTTTATCACTTAAATACGAATAGGTTGTTAATCCTGTAAAATCTCCATACACAGTTACATTATCATTTTCTAATAATCTTGCTCCGCGAGCTTCTTTGTCATCAGGATTTGTGAGATAAATATATCCTTGATCAGTAGACAAGAGATAATCAGCAGAATAATCGGATTCGTCTATTATTTGCACAATTCGTCCAGAAATCTTGTAGTATTTATCTTTGTATTCGTCTGGATTTCGTTCTGCAGATTCATAGTCGAATTCATTTAGACTGGATTTGTATGTATCATATACGCTTTGTAAATCTTCTTTTCCAATAATTTCTGAAGCTAAAATGGTAGAAGTTCCGAAGGAATTATCACTGTATATAGTTGTTGCATAGCGGACAACATCACCGTTTTCTGCTTCCATGAATCCTTTACTTGCTTCGGAATCATCGACATCGTGCATGTAAGACGGAGAATAAAAATATCCATCATTTCCTTTTATCCAACAGGAGAAAGAGCAAGAATCACTGTCTGAATAATTGCGGTCTATCTTTTTATCGATCACAACGTCAACACATACATCTTGACCGGTATATTTCCCGGCAGCAATGTCTTCGTAACTAGCAAGAGGAAGGTTATTTAAAAAATCTGCTTCTGTTTCAGAATCAGCACTTGTTTTATCGTCTAAGCGAACCTCGTCAAAAGATTCAAGTTCATCAAGACTTAAACCGAATTCTGTATCGGTGATTCCATCCGTGGTGCGTACATAATGCCAAGTTTCTCCAAAATCAGTCGTTGTAGCCATAATAAATTTAGAAGCATCGTTAAAATATGCAGTTTTGATGTGAATGCTTTCGGCCTTTTCATCAATATCAGATAATTCTTCTTTGATAGCGTTGAATGCAATTCTAACTTCTTGTCCAAACGTAAAACCACCGTGGTAAACAAGATCAATATTTATAGAAAATGGATTTTGAGGATTCTTTCTGGAAGAATGTACAACCACTTTATCAACTTCTGTATTGGCAGTTTCCCAAGGGGAATGTTCTTCTATGTTGTCTTTGATTCGCTTGCCTAATTTTGAACGGAACGTTAAAGATTCATAATATTCGGTACTAGCCTCCGTAGCGGCTTCAGGAGTTGATTTTTCTGTTTCTTGCTGAGCTTCAGAACCAAATAATAGCTCTGAGTCTACGTTACATCCTACTAAGTTACAGCAGGAAAACACACATAATAAGATTAAAACCTTCTTTTTCATATTTCACTTTCTCCTTTGAATACTTTCTCCTTTTTCCAGAGATAATAACACCATGAAAATATTATTATCTCAATTTTTAGAACAGCACCACCTGTCGATCAGGCAGGCGGCAATTATGACCGGCGTTCCCCGGTCTACAATCGGTGACATAGTGACCGGTCGAGTAAGTCCAACTCTGGCAACTATGGAACAGTTGGCAGCAGGGTTGAAAACCACAATTTCAGATCTTTATGAGTCTGAATATAAGTGATTTTCAAAAAGCGTCCGGGATTCCGGACAACGCACAACTTTTTAGCTTCCGATACGTTTTATATAGTGAAAGGAAAATTTTACTAAAAACAAATGTTCGAAAATGGTTGCATCACAAATACTTCTGTGATAATATGAAATCAAGGAATTTCGAACAAATGTTTGAAAAACGTGATCGGGAGGTACATAAGATGGACTACAAAAACGAGATTATAAAACTGATTAACAAACTGAATGCTTCTGATGAAACCTTTTTGAAACAGGTTTACATAATCATTAAGAAGCACTTTGACAGAAGAGAGGGACGTTAGTCCCTTTTCTTTTTTGCCAAATTGTCAGCCAGTTTCTCAGCCGCTTCCATAAGTACCTTCTGTGATGCGGGAGATAGTTCGCTGTACGTTTTGACTATCTCCAAAATTATACTGTAAAAAGCGTTGTCTTTTCCTTCTTCTAACAGATCTGAAACAATACCAGCTATTTCCTCATCTTCTGAGAGTTGCTGATACATCTCTCCATCACCTGTTTTCAGCCATTCTTCACTGACATTGAATTCACGGCATATCGCTCGGCTCATTTGTTCTGTGAGATTACGTTCTCCTTTTTCGATTCTGGAGATTGCTACTTTAGTAACTCCGAGTCGACTGCCGAATTGCTCCATTGTCATTTCTAAGCTCTTTCGGATTTCTTTGACACGCTCACCTTGCGTCATTCATTCGCCTCCCTTCATTCTATTTTCTGATCTTAGAATAACACCGCACGAACAAAAAGTCAACAAAAAAAGTAACCAAAGGCAACAAAAAAGTATTGACAAAGTAACCATAGGAAAGTATAATGTAACCAAGGTCAACGAAATAGCAAAACGCAGGAGGTAAATAAAATGTACGAAACAGTAAAAGTTGTTAAGGGTTACGAAATCAAAAGAATGAAAGGAACACGCGGAGCCTATCACGTAAACGTGCGTGAGGGCAAAGGGTTCAGAGAGTTTCATACTTTTAGAACCATCAAAGCAGCAACTGAATTTATTGAAACAACTTTATAAATAAAGCCGAAACGGGGCACAGTCCCCGTCCGATCACGATGGCAACGTGGTCGCCGATGATGGTAAGCCAATACAGAAAGGAGAGAATCGAATGAGAGAAACGAAAAAGAAGCTGTTGCAGGAAACAGTTACGATTCTGAAAAAGCTGGACAAAGAAAGCCTGGCAATCATCAGAAGCAACGCAGAGATCCTGAGAGCCAGAGACACTCTCGAAGAACAGAAAGCGGGGTAAGAATGAAATCTATTGTAGCAGACAATCTTTCAAATATAATCAAAGAAAAATGTCTTAAGCAGTGCACAGTAGCCCAAAAAGCAGGGTATTCAAAGCAACAGCTTACAGACATGTTGAAAGGAAGAAAAAGGATAAAAGAAACAGACATTCTCAGACTTGCATCCGCACTTGATGTAGATGTAAGTGTGTTGCTTAAAACCGAGGCAGATTCGAATGAAGCAGGAGATAAGCAGCGAGAAAAAGAACGCCCGGATGTGCGAGCGTTCGTAAAATTATTAAAAATTGAAGATGGCTATGCAGTATGTGATGTGAGATTCAAAGTAGTAAAGCCAGATGAAGAACAGGAGGTAACAGACCGTTGATGAAACATTATATTTCAGACATCAAAAAGCAAGCCGAGAAAGTCACAACAGCAATTACAGGAGCAGAGATGCGAGAAGCAGTCTCGAGTGCGTTCAGTGATACCGCAACAGCATTAGAGACAATGGAAGAATCCTATAGAAAGCGGGGTAAGGAAATGTTGAAACCATTAGCAATCCTGTTGCTGTTCTGGATGGTGATTCTGATGATGAATGAATAGGAAAAGTGAGGTGATAAGATGCCGAAAAGCAATTTTTGTCAGCCCAAAACAGACGAGCGTCTTGATTTTCTGAGAGAAGCCGTTGACGGCGGAATGTCAAGAAACAAAATCAAAGTAAAAGAGCTTTCAACCAAAACTGGCATCAACAAAAGTACGCTGTATAAGCGAAGACGGCAGCCGGAGACCATGACAATCGGAGAGCTGTTAATCTTGAAAGACACATTGAAGATAGACAATCATCTTTTGATGAAAGCACTGATTGAAGGGAGATAAAAAGCAGATGAAAAGAAGAGAAACAGAAGTAACAGAAGAAGCGGAAGAAACAACCGGAGCGGCTGTACTCGCCCCGATCGTAGCCACAGCGGCAGCAATATTTGCCTTCTGGTGGCTGGGAAAATACAGCACGATTTGTGAACGCGATATTATCGGCACTGCCATCACAGTATGGTGTGCGGTACTGATCCGTGTGCTGATGTGGGTAAAGTAAGGAGGAAGCAGAATGAGCAAGATTATCAAGGTTAGTATGGATATGGAAGTGACCGTGCATGATTTCCCACAGGGAACGATAAGAGAGCAGAACAGACAGCTCTGTGAGCTGATCGGGAACGGATGCGAGATGATCGAGCACGTCATGCCAAGACGACTGTATAACGAATTAAGTCATACGACAGAAGTTAAATGTGAAAACAGCAAGTGTGTGGCTATGCTGGTTGACGAAGAGTTTCTGTTCAAGAATGAACTTCAGTTTAACCCGATTGGCTGTTACCTGTACGAAACTGACAAACACGGCTCCCCAATCATGGGAAACATTTTGTTTGTAGGTGATACATATACAGGCGATGGCATTACGTTTTCAGGGATTGAAGAAGAGACATTCAACAAATTGTATGAGCAGTTGAAGCAGCTGGCATGGAAAGCGGGGGCAAAATGACAGCAGAAGAGAGAAGAAAATGGATTGGTGTATTACTGGATAAGGTACTGACAATTCATGAACAGGGAAAACATTATGTCAGTCTGGATATTAACAATCTTGATTATTCAATAATGGTCACCGTAACTGCAATAAAACATGGATGGGGTGCAAATAGAGGGTATGATTTCTATAAATACTGTATTATGGATCTTGGTACAAAAGAACTTCCAGTAATGGTCGAGTATCTGGACAGCCTGATCGAGGGCGAGGAGGAAAGCAAATGATCGGAGTAAGCGAAGGGAAAGACCAGGAAGCCAGAGCCATCCTGGAACTGGCCGGGATTGATTCGGACAAGTACCGGATCTGGCACCATAATAGCATCTATGTGCATGCAATAAATGAAGAGACGAAAGAATCGGTGATCGTTGAGAAAGCGACACTCGAGGTAGTAAAAAGTCCCGGTGCTTTGGCGGGCGATCCGGGACTTGAAAAATAATAACACAGCTCAATTATAGGGCAAAAGTAGGAGGTAAATCAAGTGAAATATAAACAGATCAGCATCAAAGAAGCAGCAGATCGTTGCCGGAATGGCGAAGCGGTATATGCTGCCAGATGCATTGACGGCATGAGCTTCCGAGAGGTAGCAGAAGCAATGATGCTGCTGGTGATGGAAATCCCGGTTCCAGAAACAGAGACGAAGCCGGAAAAGGTGAAAAAAACAGCCCCCCCCAACAAAGAAGATCATAGACCGGGGGAAGGTAAAAGCACTGCACGAGGCAGGATGGAGCAATACGAAGATTGCAGATGAAATGAAGTGTTCCACATGGAGTGTGAGCATGATCCTGAAAGAACTCAGGGAGCAGGAAGAAAAACAAAACGAGGTAAATACAGATGAATGAATTACAGGTGGTTGTTGACCAGAAGCCGGGTGTGATCGGTTTCAACTTTGAAGAGATCCGTGACGAACTCCAGGCAAGAATGGAACTCTATAAAAATGCAACATTTACAGATGAATACAGAGTTTATGCAAAGAACGAAGTGGCGGCACTTCGAAAGATGAAAAAGGCAATCGATGACAAACGCAAGGAAGTAAAGAACCAGTATATGATCCCTTACAATGATTTTGAGGGGAAAGCAAAAGAACTGATGCAGATCATTGACCAGCCGATCGGCCTGATCAGCCAGCAGATCACGGAGATGGAAGAAAGAAGAAAAGCGGAAAAGAAAGCGAAGATTGGAGCACTGTATGATTCCCTGGTCGGGGATCTGGGAGATCATCTGACGCTTAAGAAGATCTATAACGCCAAATGGGAAAACGCTTCTACGAGTATGGCAGCAGTCAGAAAAGAAATGGAAGAGGTGTTTTCTTCCGTCAGAAAAGAAGTTGCCATGCTGGAAGCCATGACCTCCAATGCGGTTCCAGAAGCACTCAGACGGTACAAGGAAGACCTGGACCTTGCTGGGGCGATCAATTACGTAAACCAGTATGAAGCACAGAAGGCAGAGATCATGAAACGGGAAGCCGAAAAGAAGCGTCTGGAAGAGGAGCAGAAACGCAGAACAGAGGAAGAACGGATCCGCAAAGAAGAAAGAGAACGGATCAAAGAAGAAGAGCGTATCCGAAAAGAGGAACGCGAGAAAGCAGAACAGGTTGCGGTAAATGAAGCAGCACAGGGATTTTTTGCTGAGGAAGCAGACGATGAGCTTCCATTTGAACAGCCGACAACGATCACCGCATTTTACAAAGTCGTAGCCACGCCGGAAGAACTGGAAGAAGTTGAGATGGCGTTCAACAGCATTGGGATCTATTATACAAGGAGGGATGCATGATGCAGGACGAAAAAGGCAGAACAGCAGGAAACAACGTGCCAATGATCTATAAGGCACTGGCCGGCGTGATCGCAGATGTTGGGAGCGTTGCAAAAGATAAGGTTAACCGGCAGCAGGGATTTAAATTCCGCAGTATCGATGATGTATATAACGCCCTGCATCCGGCACTTGCCAAGAATAAGGTCGTGATCATCCCGCGTGTACTGGAACGAAAGTGCGAAGTAGTGGGAAAGACGAAGAATGGCACCGATATGATCAAGGTCATCTGCAAGGTAAAGTTTGGGTTTTATGCGGAAGACGGGTCAAACGAAGAAGCGATTATCTACGGAGAAGGTATCGATACAGGTGATAAGGCAACTAACAAGGCCATGGCGATTGCGTATAAATATGCATGCTTTCAGGTATTCTGCATTCCGACAGAAGACATGGTGGATCCGGATGCGGAGTCACTGGAACTCCAGGAAGAGGGGACGAAAGGGCAAAAAGCGAAGAAGGCGGCAGCACCTAAGGCAGCGGCACAGCCGAAGAAGCAGGAAGCAAAAGAGAAGCCGGTTTCTGAAAAAAAAGCAGAACCTGAGAAGAAGGCGGAAAAACCGGAAGGCAGCGAAATGGAAGTGAACGTGGGCAGTCCTGCAACAAAGGAGATGATTGCCACAGTCCGTGCAGAACAGAAACGTACCGGGGTTCCGGACAAGATCATCCTGGGACGCAAGCAGGTAAATGCAAAGACGATCGAAGAGCTTACAATCGGGGAATTTAAATATATCATGAGTATCTTTGAAAAAACACCAGACCGAAAGGGAGAAACAGAATGAACAGTGTACAGTTGACCGGACGCTTTACGCGTGACCCGGAGATCAGATATACAGACGGTGGTCTGTCAATTGCCAGATTTACCCTGGCAGTAGACAGACGGTTCCGTCAGGAAGGCGGACCGAGTGCAGACTTTATCGGCTGCATTGCATTCGGAAAAACAGCCGAATTTATCGAAAAGTATTTTTCGAAAGGAAAAAAAATGGAGGTGAACGGCCGGATTCAGACAGGTTCCTATACGAACCAGGACGGACAGAAGGTCTATACAACGGATGTGGTAGTGGAAGCGGCAGGTTTTGCGGAAAGTAAAGCAGCACAGCAGGACAACGGCATACCAGCACCACAGGAAACGGATGATGGCTTCATGCGTATCCCGGATGACATAGATGATGAAGAGCTGCCGTTTAATTGATTATGATCATACAGATTGATTCAAGGGAAAAACCGAAAGCGATCGGGAAAATCCTGGAGGAATTTGACGCCCAGGGCATCCGGCACCCAGTCTCAAAATTAATGGTCGGGGATTACATGAACTACGATAATCCCCGGCTGATCATCGACCGGAAACAGAACCTGAGTGAGCTGTGCTGCAATGCATGCCAGGATCACGAACGTTTCCGGAAGGAGTTGAAACTGGCACAGGATAACGACATCCAGCTTGTATTCCTGTGCGAACATGGAAAAGGGTTCCGGCAGCTGTCAGATGTGATCTGGTGGGAGAACCCGCGGCGGTGGAAAAGGCAAAGAAACCCGGAAACAGGAAAGTGGGAAGAAACCGAGACAAAAGCCACGACCGGGGAAACCCTGTACCGGATCCTGCACACGTTAGAGAGGAAATACGGATGCAGGTTCCTGTTCTGTGAAAAAGAAGAGACTGGGGCAGAGATCATCCGGATCCTGAAGGAGGGGCTATGACAAAAGAGGAGCTGAAACAGCGGTACAGCATGAAGGAGATTGTTGAACAGTATGGATTCCGGCCAAACAGGGCTGGTTTTATCCGCTGCCCATTCCATACAGGTGACAGGGATGCGTCCCTGAAGATCTATGAAAAGGATTTCCACTGCTTCGGGTGCGGGGCGAATGGAGACATCTTCGACTTTGTACAGAGGATGGATGGTGTCAGCTTCCGTGAAGCGTTCCTGAGTCTTGGTGGGACATACAGGCAGGAAAAGCCGGGGAGCTTTTCACAGCGTATGGCACGATACCGCAGGGAAAAAGCAAAAGAACAAAGAAAAAAAGAACAACACCGTGAAGAGGAGAAAAAACGGTTTAATCTGCTGTTGATCGGGATATACAGGAAGAATTTCCAGACAGCAGAACCGTTCTCGGACGCATGGTGTGACAGCTACAACGCCATGCAATACCAGTTGTATATGCATGGTGCATTGAATGGAATCAGTTACTGATGGGGCAGGAAGAAGGTGAGGGAATGGTCCCACTTGATCAATTAACAAAAGAGACAATCTTATCCAGCAAGGTGCTTGCCGAGGTGTTCGACCAGGAGGATGAACTGTACCGTGCAGAGCTTCTGGCAGCATTGAGCATAAGAGCAACTGAACTGAAAGTAAAGACGGAGTTCCGTGAGATGGTGAAAGCCTACAGGAAGGTTGACAGCGAAACCAAAAAGAAAAAACAGAAGACAGCTATGGCAGAAAACTGGACACACTTCTCTGACCATAAATACGAACCGATGAAATGCGGGCAGTGGATCGTGACGGACGAAGGCGTGAGGCTGTATGACCCTCAGAGTGGACGGCAGGATGTCATTGCGTGCCGGCATCCGATCATACCGGTCAGACGCATGCAGAACCTGCAGACGGAAGAAGAACAGGTTACGCTTGCATTTAAGCGAAACGGGAGATGGAGGGAACTGACGATCCCGAAGACAACGGTCACGAAAGCCAGTAAGATATGTGACCTGTCTGCAAGGTCCATACTGGTGACGAGTGAGAGTGCGAAGCTGCTGGTACGTTACCTGGCGGATGTAGAGGCAGACAATGAGGAAAACATCCCAGTCATCCTTTCAAGCTCAAAAATGGGATGGATCCGGGGAAAATTCCTGCCGTATGATACCGGGATCGAATTTGACGGTGCGGCCAGGTTCCGCCAGATCTATGAGAGTATACAGAGCCATGGAAGCCGGGAGAAGTGGTACCAGCGTGTCCTGGACCTGAGAAAGAAGCGGTGTTTTGAGATCCAGTTTATGATGGCAGCATCGTTTGCAAGTGTGCTGATCAGCATCATCGGAGGCCTGCCGTTCATGGTAGACCTCTGGGGACAGACGGAGGGCGGAAAGTCCGTTACACTGCTGCTGGCAACGTCTATCTGGGCAAACCCGAACAAGGGGATGTACTACCGTGATTATGCCAGCACAGACGTTGGTTTTGAGGCACTGGCGGATTTTCTGAACCATCTGCCGGTTGTATTGGACGACACCAGCAAACGCTGCCAGTCCGTAGAAAAACGCTTTGAGGAGATCATATACAACCTGTGTTCCGGAAAAGGCAAGACCAGATCCAACAAGGAGCTTGGGATAAACCGGGAGAATGTATGGGAGTGCATCACCCTGACGAACGGAGAGAAACCGATCACCAGCTATGTCAGCCAGGGCGGGGCTATCAACCGTGTACTGGAAGTGGAAGCGGGCGAGCACTTCTTCCCGGACCCGCAGGGCACCATGGACACTATCAAACATAATTACGGCTTTGCCGGGATGGATTTCATCGATGTCCTCAAGGATATGGGAAAGGAAGAGATCTGCCGGATTCAGAAAGAGCTCCAGGCAGAGCTGATGAATGACGACAAGATGCAGAAGCAGGCGATCTCACTTTCAATTGTCCTGACAGCCGATAAAATCGCCACAGAGCGGATTTTTAAGGACGGAGAGTATATTTCTGTAGACGAAGCGAAAGAAGTGCTTGTGGACCGAAATGAGCTTTCTGACAACGAACGCTGCTATCGGTTCATACTGGACAAAGTAAACATGAATGAGCACCGCTTTGACGCGACTACAAAGTGCGAGAAGTGGGGGATGATCCAGAAAGGATACGCCCTGATTTTTAACGCAGCGTTTGATGAATTGTGCAGAGAGGGTGAATTTTCAAAGAAATCGTTCCTGTCCTGGGCAAACCGGAAAGGTCTGTTACAGACGCAGGGCGGCCAGATGACCAAAAACAAGAAGGTCGGCGGAAGCACTGTCCGGTGTGTATGGCTGCGAATTGAGGAAGAACCGGAGTTTGTGCCGGTAGAA